AAAATATAGAGAATATTGGAGGCCTTATGCTCCTATGGTAATTGAAGAAGAGACAAAACATTGGTTTGATTTGCCAGTAGATAAATCACCACATATGTTGTTTAATTCTTTTGTAGTAGAAGATAAAAGAAAACGGATACCTTCGGTTGTTCATGTGGATGGAAGCGCAAGAGTTCAAACAGTCAGTAAACGTGACAATAAAAAAGTATATATGTTATTACACGAATTTTTTAAAGAAACTGGTGTTCCTGTATTATTAAATACTTCCTTTAATTTGGGAGGTGAACCTATAGTAGAATCTCCTGAAGACGCGATAAAAACATTTAAAGGTTCAAATATTGATACATTAGTTATGGGAAATTATATAGTTACAAAATAGCCACAGATTTCCTTATCATATAAATAGTATAGAAACAACTATATCAACACTATACTATTTTAAAGGGAGAAGATTGTGGCATTAACCCTCCAAAAACAAACTGTTAATCTTGTAATCGATCAGGGTTGCACGTTTGAAAAAGTAATCACCGCACAAAATACTACTAGTGGAAACGTTACCATCTCCTCTGGTACTTGTGCCGCTAAGATGCGTCAATCTTACTATTCATCAAATAACATTACTACTTTAACTACCGCAGTCGCAGGATCTAACTGTACTATTTCATTGACTGCAACTGAAACTGCTGCTATTACTCCTGGGAAATATGTTTATGATGTTGAATATACTCAAAGTGATACTACTACAGTAGAAAGAGTAGCAGAAGGAATTATAACGATATCTTCGGAGGCAACGAAATGACACAACCAACTACTAGAGCAACTTTTAAAGATTATTGTAAACGGAAACTTGGCTGGCCGGTAGTAGAATTGAATATCGATGATGATCAAGTAGAAGATTGCATCGATGATTCTTTACAATTTTATCAAGAATATCATTTTGATGCAACCGAAAATACATACCTAAAACATCAAATATCAGGCTCTACTCTCAAACTAGCAGGAGCTCCTTCAGGAGATTTTTCAAATGGTGAAATAATTACTGGAGGTACAAGTGGTGTACAAGCAATGGTACACGCATATCATAGTGCTAATACTACTTTAAGATACAAAAATCCTGAAGTTAAATCGGGTGGAGATGGTAATACATTTTATGCAAATACTACTACCACCTTTTCAACTGGCGAAACCATTACAGGCAATACTAGTTCAGCAACCGCGACAACTCATGCATCTACTGAGACAGCAATAGGTGACTTTGATAACAAATACATATCGATAGCCGAGGCAATTATTGGAGTTCGAAGAATTATTCCTTTCTATGATAATTCTAGATCTAATTCTATGTTTTCCTCTAAGTATCAATTCGCTCTAGCTGAAATGCATAAATTAGGAGCGAGTATTGTAAATTATTCGCTTGCACAAGAACATTTAAGTTTACTTAATGAAATGTTCACAGGAACGCCACAGTTTAGATTTAATCGACACATGGATCGATTATTTCTTGATATTTCTTGGGGTGCGGATGCTAGTATAGATGATTGGATAGTTGTTGAATGTGATAAGATTATTGATCCGGCCACATTTACAGATGTTTGGAGTGATATGTTTCTTAAAAGATATAATACTGCATTGATGAAAAAGCAATGGGGTCAAAATCTTATTAAGTTTGAGGGGTTACAACTTCCAGGAGGAGTAACAATGAATGGCAGACAAATGTATGATGATGCAAAAGAAGAACTAGATGTGATTGGTGAACAAATGCAATTACGTTACGAATTACCTGTAGATCATCTAATAGGATAATAAATGGCAACAAATCCATATTTTAATAATTTTAATTCGGCGGCAGATCAAGGATTAATCGAAGATTTATTTATCGAGGCCATTAAAATGTATGGCCAAGATATGTATTATATTCCTCGCACATTGGTTAGGGAAGATACACTAATGGGCGATGATACATATTCTGAATTTAATGATGCTCGATTAATTGAAATTTATATTAAGGATGTAGATGGATTTTCTGGTGAAGTTGATGTTATTTCTAGGTTTGGCTTAGAAATTCACGATGAAATTACATTTACAGTAGCAGTACGAAGATATCAGGAACTTGGCTTTTCTACAACAGAAGATATTGCAGATGGTAGAGACAGAATTCCAAAAGAGGGTGACCTGATTTTCTTTCCAATGGTTGGCGGCCTCTTTTCGATTATAACAGTAGCAGATCAACCATACGGAGATATTTTTTATCAAACAGGAGCACTTCAAGCATACGATATGAAGTGTATTCTATTTGAATATTCTGATCAAAAATTTAATACTGGTATTGAAGACATTGATAAAATTGAAAGATTACATTCCTATTCAGTAGACTTTACAATGGACACAGGAAGTGGAACTTATATTGTTGATACAGAAGTATATCAAGGAACTTATGCGACAACAGAATATAAAGCTGAAGTTGCAGAATGGACTGCGGGAACTAAAGTATTGAGGCTCATGAATATGACTAAGAATTTTGATGGTACTCAAAACATTTATACATATCCGTATTCTATAGCATTAGAAGATGACACTACACTTCTTTTAGAAGATGGATCACTAATTACCCCCAATTCTTCAACTGAGGGTAAACCATTCTTTGAATCTAGTGCAACTTATTCTATTTCTTCTTTCGATATGCAGGATAGTTCTACTGATACTCAAGCATCAAATGCATTGATAGAACAAGAAGCCGATGCAATTATTGATTTCACAGAAGGTAATCCATTCGGGAGTCTATAATGCTTGGAACAACTTATTATCATCAGACAATTAGAAAATATGTAGCCGTTTTTGGTACTTTATTTAATGATATTAATGTGGTGCGTAGAGATGCAAGTGATGTTATAAAAGAACAAATAAAAGTTCCTATTGCATATTCTCCAAGAGACAGATGGATTCTTAGATTAAGGCGAGCACGCGGAGTAAGTGGAACAGATGAAGCAGTTGCAATGTCATTACCACGAATGGGATTTGATCTTACTGCCATTACATATGATGGAACTAGAAAATTAAATACAATGGGGCAAGTTTATTCAGCCAACACTGCGGCGGGAACTAGTACTCTTATGAAACAGTACAACCCTGTTCCATATAATTTTGATTTCAGTTTGTATTCAATGGTTAGTAATGCAGAAGATGGAGCTCAAATTTTTGAACAAATTGTACCATTTTTTACTCCAGAATTTACGGTAACGGTGAACTTAATTCCATCAATGAATATTGCTCCAGATGTTACTATGGTCTTGGGTGGTGTTCAGATTGAAGATAATTATCAGGGAGATTTTCAAACAACCAGAGAAATTATTTGGACATTAAATTTTACCATGAAGGGATATGTTTATCCAGATGTGAAAACTGGATCGGTTGTTAAGAAAGTTATTGTTAATCTTAGAATGCCAGGTGATAGCGAAGTCCCTGAACCAGAATATATTATACTAGAAGATAGTACAACATTTTCTACTAATTATTTAATTTTGGACGCAGACGCGGGATCTCCAGACGCAACAGGACCAATGAAAGTATTGAACGAATCAAGTTCAGAATCCGTTGGTGCTGCAGGAATTAAATCACGATATACTGTAACTCCAGGTCCGTCTGACGCTACCGCAAATGATGATTTCGGATTTACAGAAACAATGGAATATTTTAATGATAATATAGATAATGATCCAGTAACAGGACTTGATGTAACTTTATAATATGGAGAATCGAATGAATTCTGATACTCGTATAGATGAAATACTTGAAATTACTAGTTTAGTTCCCACATCGGAAATTAAACCCGAATCTACTACAAGAGTTATTCCACAAAATGGTAAAGATGACGATGTTGATTATAATTATGCCCGTGAAAATTACTACAATCTAATCGAAAGAAATCAAGACGCAGTAGAAGAGATGTTGGAGATTGCTAAACAATCTGAACATCCACGTGCTTTTGAAGTGGTCGGTCAGTTAATCAAATCTGGAATAGATGCCAACAAAGAGTTAATGGGACTACATAAAACCAAAAAAGAACTAAGTATAGAGAAGAGTGGTCCTGGTGTTGCTGTTAATAATGCCGTATTTGTGGGTTCAACAGCAGAAT